GCCGGCCAGGCTGCAAACATCCCCGCAGAGGGCAAATACTCGGTGCAGGAGGGCGACACCATCACCTATTACGCCGACGGGGAGTTGGTCATGGTGGCGACGCTTGGCGCGCGCTGCCGTGATTTCAGCGATTGCTTCGAGCCTTGCGAGAACGGCGAAATTCTCGAACTGAAGCCGGAGTGCTCGTTTGCCAACGCAAAGGCCCTCAAGTGACGCCAGCACAGAAAGCCCGCCTTCTCGAGCTGCTGCCCGGCATGCGGCAGAACGCCCGCCGCGCCGTGAGCCAGAACGACTATCACAAGGCATGGAACGAGATCGAAAACCTAGAGCACTTCCTGGCGCTCGACGAGATGAGCATCCGGGAGATGGGTGTGGACACCGCCACCGTGTGGATTGCCATTGCCGAAAAGGCCGCAGCCGGCTCCGACACCCCGGGGACTATCAAGGGGATGTCGATGGATCAGATCAGGAGCGGGATGCCGCCAGAGCACAAGGGAGAGAACGTTTGATGCACAACGACAGCGCCGTGATCCTCGACGACCTGCTCAGCCGGTGGCATCACTGGATGAAGGAGAAGCCTTTGAACGGCGTTGACCGACTGGACGACCCAATGTTTCGGGACACGGCGAACCGGAGTGGGTGGGACTCGTCCAGCGACATCATCGACGCCGACCTCTTGGCGCACACCATGAGCGCGATCGACTTTCAGGTGAGCGGCGACAGCCGGGGGCAGGGTGGCCTACCGGAGCCGTACCGGGCTGCTATCTACATCCTGGCCCGCAACTGCTACACCGGCCGTAAGGTCTGGATGAGCCCGCGCCTGCCCCAAGACCCGGAGGAGCGCGGCGTTGTCCTGATGGAAGCGAGGAATATGCTAACGCGCAGGCTGATGGCAGCGGGAGTTATGTGAAATAAATCACACAGAAATCGCTTGCATCGCTGAACTTCTTAGTTCACAATCCGCCTCGTGGGGCAGTGGTGCCTCCAAAATTCCCAAAGCCTGCTCGGTTCGCCGCGCGGGCTTTTCGCATTTCTGGGCCTGAGACGGCCTGAACCCCTTTCGGTGACAGCCGGCCGAGTGATGTCGCAGCGCAAAGCGTGGAGCCAAGCGCGGTTCAGGGATGAGCCACAAGCGACCCAGCCTCGGCCGCCGCCTGCGACAAGCGGGCTTCCGGATTCAACGCACCCCGACGCAACCGGCAAACCTGATGTCGCGGACCACGGGTAAATGGTCCGGAATTTCCCGCGGGTGCGGTGCCGCGCAATCAGGGTGACCGACAGGCAACTCCCCAGCCCGCAAGGGTCGTCCTGATGGGGTTTCATCGCTGCCCTGAGGGCGGCATCACACCAATGCCTGAGGCAGAGGTCATCCGATGGGTAGAAAGTCAAAGCTCACTGAGCGCCAGTGGGAAGCCATCGGTAAACGTCTCCTTGAAGGCGAGAAGGCAAGAGCCCTCGCACGGGAGTTCGGAGTCTCTGAGGCAACGATCCGCGGGCGCTTTTCCGCGCAGGTCGCAGAAATAAAAACCGTTGCAAATCAAATAGTTGCGACGGAATCGGCTTTGAAGGCCCTCCCCATTTCTGCGCAAATTGCTGCGCATGATCTGGCTGCGCAGTTACGGTCGATCTCGGGCCATCTGGCGGGGGCCGCGACCGCGCACCGGCTGTCCGGTATCGCGCATGCCAAGGTGCAAGAGATCGACGACGCCAAGCCGCTGGACAGCGAAAGCATCGAATCGCTCAAGGGCGTATCGATCCTCACGGAGATGGCGAACAAGGCCAGCGTCATCGGCTTGAACCTGCTGAGCGCGAACAAGGAGATGGTCAAGGCGGGCATGCAGGATGCCGAAGTGCAGCCGGTGACGATCACCGTGCAGGTTGAAGATGCAAGCCTCCCCGAGCCCAACGCTCAATAGGCCGCAAGCTCGATTCCTGGCGCTGCCGCACAAGTTCCGGGCATTCGTTGCAGGCTTCGGCAGCGGGAAGACATGGGTAGGTGGCTCTGGCCTGTGCCAGCACGCTTGGGAGTGGCCCAAGGTCACGTCCGGCTACTTCGCGCCGACCTATGCGCAGATTCGGGACATCTTCTACCCGACCATCGAGGAGGTCGCTGAGCAGTGGGGTCTGACGACAGACATTCACGAATCGAACAAAGAGGTTCACCTGTTCTCGGGTGGACGGTATCGGAGCACGATCCTCTGCCGGTCGATGGAGAAGCCCGGCGACATCGTCGGTTTCAAGATCGGCAAGGCGCTGATCGACGAGCTGGATGTGATGAAGGCGAACAAGGCGGCGATCGCCTGGCGCAAGATCATCGCGCGGATGCGCTACAACGTCGACGGCCTAAAGAACGGCATCGATGTGACGACGACGCCAGAGGGCTTCAAATTCGTCTATCAGCAGTTCGTGAAGGCGGTAAGGGAGAAGCCGGAACTAGCGGCGCTGTATGGGTTGGTGCAGGCGAGCACCTACGACAACGCGAGGAACCTGCCGGACGATTACATCTCGTCGCTGCGCTCGAGCTACCCGCCGCAGTTGATCGAGGCGTACATCCGGGGGCAGTTCACCAATCTGGCGAGCGGCTCGGTCTATCCGAACTTTGACCGGGCGCTGAATCACACGCCGGAAGCGATCAAGCCGAATGAGGCGCTCCATGTGGGGCTCGACTTCAACGTCTTGAACATGACGGCGGCGATCAGCGTCATTCGTGACGGCCTGCCGCTGACCCTGGCGGAACTGACGAAGGTCCGGGATACCCCGGCCATGGCGCAACTGCTGAAAGAGCGGTTTAAGGACAAGGGGCATTCGGTGGTGGTCTACCCGGACGCCAGCGGGGGCAACACCAGCAGCAAGAATGCCGCCGAGTCGGATCTGAGCATCCTTCGATCGGCTGGCCTGCAGATCATGGTGAACCCGGCGAACCCCGCGGTAAGGGACCGCATCAACTCAGTGAACGCGATGACCCTGAACGACAAGGGCGAGCGGCGCTGGAAGATCAACACGGACGCCTGCCCGGTCTTGACAGAGTCTCAAGAGCAGCAGGCATACGACAACAACGGTGAGCCGGACAAATCGACCGGCCACGATCACGCAAATGATGCGGTGGGCTACTTCCTCCAGAAGCGGTATCCCATCGTCTCGAAGAATATCCAGCGGCTTCAAGTCGTTGGCACGTAGGACATCAATGCCCGCAAACACCCAAGCCAAGCAGTACGAGGAGCGCGCCCCGCAGTGGGCACGCTGCCGCGCCGCCATCGCTGGGCAGGATGCCGTGCATGCGGGGAAGGCTGCCTTTCTCCCGCGGCTGGGCGAGCAGACGGATGCCGAATACGACGCCTACCGCATGCGTGCGCCCTGGTATGGCGCCACCGGCCGGACGCTCGACGGCATGGTGGGCATGGTGTTCCGCTCGGACCCGACGCTTGAGGCCCCCGAGGCGCTGAAGGCTTTTGCGCTCGACATCACGCTCAGCGGCGTTGCGCTGGATGGCCTGGCCCGTGAAGCGCTTTCCGAAGTGCTCGGCCCCGGTCGCTATGGCCTGCTGGTCGAATACCCGCAGGTCGTGCAGCAGCCGGCCAGCCTGGCCGCGGCGTCGGACCTGAACCTGCGCCCCTACGTGACGGCCTACAAGACCGAGCACATTGTCAATTGGAAACTCCAGCGCGTGAATAACGCCATGCAACCCGTGATGGTGGTGCTGCAGGAGAGCTTCGAGGTAGAGGTCGATGAGTTCGAAGCCGAGTGCAAGACGCAGTACCGAGAGCTTCGGCTGGTCAACGGGGCCTACGTGCAGCGCATCTGGCGCGAGAACGAAAAGAAGGAATGGGTTCAGTTTGGCCCCGACATCATCCCGACAAAGAACGGAAAGCCACTAACGGCCATCCCGTTTTTCCCGTTCGGCCCCGAGGCGCTGACCCTCGAAGTGCAGCAGTCGCCCATCCTCGATCTGGTCGACATCAACCTGTCCCACTACCGCACCGCGGCGGATCTGGAGCACGGCGCGCACTACACCGGCCTGCCGACGCCCTTCATTGCTGGCGTGCAGCTCGGCGAAAACGAAAAGATCAAGATCGGCTCCAGCCAGGCCATCGTGTCCCCTGACCCGCAGGCATCGGCCTCCTACATGGAGTTCACCGGCCAAGGTCTGGGCTCGCTCGAGCGCCTGATGGACCGCAAGGAAAAGCAGATGGCCGCCCTGGGTGCGCGCATGCTGGCCCCGGAAAAGGCCGGCGTGGAGGCCGCAAACACGCTGTCGATGCGCCACAACGGCGAGGATTCGGTGCTCGCGGGTATCGCCAAGTTGGTCGCCTACGGGCTGACCGAAATGCTCGCATTCATGGCCGAATGGGCGGGCATCACCGGGACGGTCGAATACAAGCTCAACACCGACTACCTGCCCAAGGGCATGTCGGCGCAGGATCTGACCGCGTTGATGTCGGCGTGGCAGCAGGGCGGGCTGAGCTATCAGTCGCTGTTCGAGAACCTGCAGCGCTCGGAGATCATTGCGGCGGACCTGACGCCCGAGGAAGAGCAAGCGCGCATCGGTACGGAAGGCCCGACCCTCGCAATGGTGGCGGCTGAGAACCCGCCCCCGGTGGCGGCGCCTCCCGGTAACTGATGGGCGGTCTTGACGCATGGCTCGCCTCGGTCCTTGTGGCCCACGGCATCAACCTACTGCGCCTGGAGGCTGACTATCAGCGCCAGGTGCTGGCAATCCTGCTCACGATGGAGCGGGAACTAAGCGACCGGCTGACGGGAAAGAAGGCGCTCACTGACTTTTCGAGGCAACGGCTCACGGACCTGCTCGCCGAAGCGCGGACGATGATCGCGGAGAAGTTCATCGAGATTCGCGATGTGATGGACCCGCTACCGATCGCCACGCTCGAGGCGCAGTTCGTGACGCAGAAGCTCGGCGAGGCGATCGGCGTGAAGCTGGTGAACGCGGCGCCCACTCAGGCAACGCTGCGCGCGCTGGCGAATACGGCGCTGGTGCAGGGCGGCCCGGCTGCTGACTGGTGGGCGCGACAGGGTGCTGATACCGCCTTCCGCTTCGCCAACGCCGTCCGGCAAGGCGTCGTACAGGGTGAGACGAACGCAACCATCGTTTCGCGGGTGACGGGCACGAAG